GTTGCCAATTCAATGATACGTTCCCTAGATGGTTCAAAACCATCTCTAGGGTACATATCACCAGCATTGTAAATATGATCATCATCTGTTAAATCAACGAATCTTTTAATTGCAACATACATTAAGCAGCTTCTCCTGGAGTGATTGTTCCTTTGAATACGCCATCAACGTATTCAACAAAGAATTTAACACCACACATTAATAATGTTTCAATTGTTGCATTGTCTGTTTTAGAAGTGTGAACCATACCCACTAAACCTGTTGTATCACTTGTTAAGCCAAATGTATCAGCAACATCCCCATTGTTTGTTGGAATATAAGCACCCGCAATGTTTTCTTTGGCAGTACCATATACTGTACCTTTTTCTAATTCAGGTGAAACGATGACATCACCTAAACCTAAGAAATTCTTTAAGTATGTGAATCCATAAGCGGTTTGTAAAGTGATTTCTTTTGAACCTAAATATTCAGCAATATCATCTGTAGATACAAAATAAATAGGTGTAACTGTTTCATCTTTATAATGTTTAACTAATTCTCCCCACACTGCAGATAAGGCAGATTGTAAAGTTTTACCGGTAGCAGTACCAGTACCTTCTTTTAATGTAGAATAGAAAGTCTTTTTGATTTGTCCTTGAATGACACCGACCATTTTTTCATCAGTTTGGTTAATTGCAATATTTCTACCTGAACGTTGGATTGCTTCTGCAGTAGTTGATTTACGATATTTTTCTAATATTAAATCAATATCTTTAACTTTCTTTCTAGTTACTTTAGTTAAACCGATTGTTTCACCTTCTCCAACTTGAGGAGCAACTGTACCAACCTCCATTTTATAGATTTTGATTGTTGTTCCTGAAGACATTGGTGTTAATTCAGTAACCCCTAATAAATCTTGTAATTCATTAATATTTGAACTGATTCTAGAAGTATAATCAATCGAAATACCTGGTTCTAAATCAGCTGTTACTGTTGTACCTGTTGGTGCAGCAAATAATTGCAAATTAAATTGTTTTCTCATATATTTTTCTCCTTTTTATCTAAATAATTCAGGATGTTCAGCCATTGCCTTTTGACGTTCAGATCTATTTTTGATTTTTAAGATATCTTCTTTTGTCAATTCTTTTGAACCATCCTTTAAGCGAGGAGTTTTTCCTCTTAAAGCTTCAGCTACAGCTTTTTGAACAGCATCATTGAAGTTTTTAACAAAATTTTCTACATTTGTTTTTGTTGTTTCAGCATCTTCCGCTACTAAATTTCCTAATAATTCATCATTAACAACGATTTTTGAATCATTCAAGATTCCTCTAGCAACTTTTGTCATTGCCCCAATAGCTTTTTCTTTTTCATAACCGGCAATTTTCTTTTGGAGTTCTTCCATTTCATGCTTTCTTTTTTCTTCTTCGGTCATGTTTTTTAATCGTTCAGCTTCTGCAGCTTTTGCACTTTTTTCTTTTTGTCTTTTTTCCCATTCGGCGAATTTTCGATTGATGATGTTGTTTACATCTTCATCAGTGTATTTTTTATCTTCTTTTTCATCATCACCTGATTTATCTTCAGGATCGTCAGTTCCACCTGAACCACCTTCTCCGCCATCATCAGCGAATAACTGTAAATTGAAGTTTCTTTTATGGGATAATTTTAATAATTCTTCTAATTCTTTTTTCATTTTTTTATCTCCTATCCGTATCTTTTAGAGAGTTACACGCCTGCTCTTCTCCGTAGCTTAAAGTTTCCACGCCTGACTCATCCATATCTTTTAAAGTCATAAATGCTTGGACAAAATAAAAAGCGCCACATGCGCTAATTTTTGATTTCTAATTGTACATAATCAGGGTAAGTATGACTTACCTCTCTACATCCAATTACAAAGCCATTAACTAATGTAATTGACTTGCATGTTGGATGATATACACCTATATATCCCTCTCCTTTTTCTAGAGAGGCTTTTATTTTATCTTTGGTTAATTCTTCCAAGCTATAGCAAAGTGTCTGTAATAGCGTAGAAATTGCTGAACAAACAATATCATCACCACACGTGTTGTAATTTGCATGGCCAACACATTTAATTGCTATATGTTCCTTAGAAATTCCAACTGTAATCTTGATCATATAAGTTCCTCTTTAAGAAAATAAAAAGCAATCACCCTCGATTGCCATATTTTTTCTTATTTCTTTCCAATGATTTTGTTTTGCTTTTTGGTGGCGGTACATAACAGTCATATTTTTCATGACGAATACGTCCACAAATCATACACATGTATTGTATTTTCTTTACAATAACACGTCTTTTCTTATCAAAGTATTGAACAGTATGATATTCAAATTCTTGATGGTGATGTGGTCTTAACCCTTCAGCCATTAGAATCCTCCTTTCTATTTTTTACAAAAAAAGCAAGTCATTTAAACTTGCTCATTAAATACATTTTGTTGTTTTAAATGCTTCTTCTAATTTTGGAAAAATAGTTGCTATATAATTAACAACATCTTCATTATGAAATTGATATCCAAATTCAATACCTGCTTCATACATAAAAGCATGAACTATTTCATGTCTTAACGATGCATTGATCATAATATCATCTTTATGCAAAAATATCTTTTTTTTCTGTGTAGTCAACATATGCATCTGCATTATTTTTAAGCATACATGGATCTTTTTCGTCTAGCTTTTCAATTTCATAAATCGTTCCTAAAACATTAACTTCCATATCTACTCCTTAATTTAGTCAAAATAAAAACCGACTACTTGTCGGCTTGATTATATCAGTTTGTTAAATATCCATTTTCATATAAAAATAGCATTTCATCAGTGCTAAGGTAATCAAAAAGTGTTTCAATATGACCATAATCTTCTGAAACATCTTTAGGGATAGCGGGTTTAAATTCTTTAGGAATAAAACCTAACTTATCACATATTCTTTTATATTCAGTTTCAATTGCTTGTTTATTCATTTGATATCACCTCTATTATTACCCCTGCATCTTCAAACATCTCTTCTACTCTTTTAGTATATCCATCTTTTTGTAAAACATCAAGTGCCAGAGAAGCAATATTTATGTTGAATTTATCACTGTTTTTTATTAGATATTTATATATATTACCATTATGACAAACAACAAGTCCAAACAAATATTTTCTTTTACCTGCTACCACTAAATCATTTATGCTTGGTACACTACTTCCTGGATGATTATGCATACCAATAATACTATAATCGTCAATTTCATCTAAAAACTTAGACATTTCTTTAGTAGGAACACAACTGAAATCAATGTTTCTTTTGTTGCTGATAAGTGTTTTACCGGTTTTGGTATCAATGTATGCTAAGTCTTCGTATTTTGTTCCTGATCTATGTTCAAGAATCTGTTTTGCAAGATAATAAACATTTCTATTAACATTTTTATCATTTGATAATTTATCAAATTGTCTTCTAAACTTACTTGAATTCAACATATTTTTACTTACTACAGAATTTTTATAAGACACTTTCTTACTTGATTCAGTCTCTTTAGTATTCTTTAAAGTTTTATATTCTTCAAATCTCAAACTATGTTTACCACTAGCAAGTCCGTCCAACCATTCATTATAGATTTTTCTATCCATATGAGGTCCTGTTGAACAATGACAATTAGGATGCATTGGTGGAGCGTTGTCTCCAACGTTCATCCGATTTATTGGAAAAACCTTACCATCTAACGCTCTACAAGTATCACACGCATCACCGATTCCACAAGTTATGTATTCATATTCATCAAATCCATTTGCTTCATATGATTTTTGTTGTGCAGCAATTTGAACTCTAGCAAGTTCAGTCCTCATTAATCGTTGTGCATCACTGATTTTAACATTGAAACGTTTTCTTAATAGTCTGGCTAATTCATTAGGATTTTTTCCTTGGATAAGTCCTGTTGCTAGCAAACTTTCAAGATCATACTTTAGCAAATCTTGATGCATCCAAATCCTATCGCTGAATGTTGCATTGTGAAATGATGCGTTGACAATTGAATGTACTGTATCAGCATTATCTAAAATTGTTGGTCCTAAAATACCAGCTTGTCTTTGTATTTCATCAAGTGTTCTATTTTCAAGAAGTTCATCCATGTATTTTTCTAATTCATCATGGCCACTCACTAAAGCTAGGCCAATATTCGCTTTTAACAATTCAAGTCTATTAACTTTCATTGTCAAATTGTAAAGTTTCATTTCAGCATTTGCCTGTTTAGAAAAATTCTTTTCTTCAACATACTTTTTAGCTTTTCTTGAATAAGCTTCCATATCCAAATTAGAAGCTCTTTTTTTAGTTTCGGCCAATGTAATGCCAGTATCTTTTGCATACTTAGCATAGAAGTTATTGATTTCAGATTGCACTTCATCCATCATTCTTTGATAGATTTCTTTAATCTTCTTATCATACTCTTTTTCATCTTTGATATTCTTCAAGCGTTGTTTTTCTTCTCTTAAACGCCAATATTCAGCACTGTTCATCTATTATTTGAACATCCTTTTATCAACAATAGATTCTTTAGAAGTTTCATCTTCCTGCTTGATTTTTTCTTTTTCTTCTTGAACATCTTCAACGATTGAAAGAGAAGATAGTTGAGTATCTTTAGAAACAACTCCTTCTAAGTTTTGAGCAATTTGAGTTTCTTCAAGTACGTTTGCTGGATAGTTTTGACTAAACTTATAAGTAACATCAACCCATTTATCTTCATGAACTGTGTTGATTGGGTTACTGAAAATCAGCTTATATCTTCTATCTAAAGCACCAGTGAATTTTCTTTCTTTTGTTTTGGCTAAGTTTGACATAGAAAGCAACTTATACTTAAGAGCAATTCCTGAACTTGTACCAAAGTTTTCATCGTTGATATTAGGTGTCATAGACATTTGAAAAATCAATCTTTCTAGACGGTTAATAAGGTTTTCTTGTGAATCATCCGCATTAGGCTTTTCAAGAAATCCTACATCAATCGTATTGGATTCTTCATCAAAATTAATGATCCTGTTATTTCTAATATGAATAATTCCGTCTTTATCAACTTTTGCACCGATAATTTTTAGATATGCATCCGCAAAGTAATCAACATCATTTGCCTTTTCACTTATTGCTTTATTGTAGGCATTGATCATTGACCATGTACTTTCAAAAGCACTCATGCGTTCGGCGTTTTCTACATATTCAGTAACTGGAACACCATAAAAGCCATGAAGTGAACCTTCACCAATAAAATGCATACCACTTTTATTACTGAATTCATAAACGTAAGAATCATCGCTCAAATAACCATGCATAATACTATTTGAATCGTAGTAATATGTAACGAAAAACCTTGGTTCTGGAACGATTGAATCATCATATACAATAAATCCTTTGGTTGGTTCAATGTACCTGATACCCACCTCTGCATTTTCGTTGATAAAATACATTTCATAACACTTACCATAAATACTGCAGTTTTTTGAAATCTCTGCGTTGTTATCATCTTGATGATTTCTCTTATCCAATTCATTGATGTAAGTAGCAACCTCTTCATCTGTTGATGATACCTTGATTGGAATACCAATAAAAAAACCGTTAAACGTATCTACTATGTATTTAGCGAAGTTTACGATTATACGGTTATCCGGTTTGTATTGTGGTTTATCCTGGTACATCATAATTGGATAGAACCCTTCATATCCATCTTTTAACTTTTTATATCTTGAACCATTTAATTGCTGGTGCTTAGCAATGTATTTATTCAAATGTTTGATATCCATTGTTTCATCATCAGAAATGGTAAAAATTTCATCTTTTGCAATTACCTCTAATGTCTTCATTAAATGCCTCCTTCTAAATCAGTGTTAAGTCCTGAGCCTTTTAAAATTGTATAGATAAAATATCTGATTGCGTCCATTGCATGGTCGTTTTGCTTGATAGGTGCATCTTCTCCTCGAGCACTTGCTTTAGGATCCCATGCATAGACTGAAAATTCCTTAATTGTATTTCTACATTTGCTAAAAAACTTAATTTTGCATTGATTGAGCATTGTACTGACCAGTCTAATACCATTTGATACATCATTCTTAGCTTTTTTGACCCTAAAGCCTCTCTTTTTTAGTTCAGCAATAAAAGAAGCTGCAGATGGATCTACGACAATTTGAAATATTTCTCTCCCATTAAGAAATTCAACTAAATCATTTGCATACTCACTATCCGTTTTTTGAACTTTCCTGTCACGTCCTGAATAGTAATATTCATCAATGCAATACCAAATATCATCAGTTCCTTTGTTCCAAAGCAAAAAGACCATGGCATTTTGAGTACCATAGTCACAACTGACATATCTATAACTTTTACTGTCAATCAAGCAATTACAATCATCAACAATATGCTTATCTTGGTTAAACATATCGTAAATGATACCTTCAGCTACAGTCCAAAGACCTTTAATATATCTATCATAGAAAACACCGCTCCATTGACTTTTGTATCTTTGTTTGATTTTCTCACTCAAAGAAAGATTGTCATCCATTGTAAAATGTAAGTAGATGATATTCTTTTCTTTTGCTTTATCAATCCAATTTGTTTTGAACCAATGAAATGGGCCATCAGGGTTACAGTTAAACCACCATTTAGAGCCCTCAACGGAACAACGAGCTGTCGCTTGGTTTACGAATGATTCAGGCATCAGTGCCACTTCATCAAAAAAGCAACCAGCCAATGTGATACCTTGAATCAAATCTTGAGAGCTTTCATCCTTACCGCCAAACACGTAAAAATAATTGGTTACACCATTTTTAGTAATTTCAAGCATGTTATCAGCACGATGATCTTTCAGTTTATATCCCCTCGACCAAAGCATCAGTTTTAAAATATTCAAAACATTACGTCTGAATGAACCGATTGTTTTACCACACATTCCAAAGTTGCATTCAGTAAAATTAGACATTGCCCATATCACGTAAGAAAGAGACATTGAAACTGTCTTTCCTGATCTAATTGAACCATCTGCTATAATTCCATCTTTATCTTTTACTGGTGAATTATCAATCCACCAATTCAAGACTTTACGCTGTTTTTTACTAAAGGGTTTGAATTTGAATACAGCTCTACTCTTCTTCATCTTCCCAATCCTCTTTAGCACTAGCGTTTAATGCTTCCAAGAAACCATCATTCCCCATATCGTTTAGTTCATTTTTATCTTTCAAGCGTTCATCCAACCATTCAAGTGCTTTTAGTGAATCTGACATTTTCACTGCTTTTCCATCCATCTCGCTTTCATCCAAGAATGCAATTTCAATATATCTTTGG